TGGCTGCTTCGGATGGCCTGGCGAAGTTCTTCTTCCAGCGTGGCGCGGGTATTCACCGCAGCCTGCAATGCGGGAGCGAAAAAGCGCATCTGTAGCTGCGGAAGTTTGATGAGAGTGAAAACGGAAGTTTGATGAGACTAGTCCCAAACTCTCCCGATTTCCACAGCCCCATTTTCCGACCAATATGTTGCAAAGTAGTAACCCCTCCGCTAGAACGACACCGTGATTGTGTTTGGCGGTCCTACAGAGCTGCTCGGCGGAGTCGGCAGGGTGAACAGGCACACCAGGAAAATGCCTAATCCAGGTGCAGGCATCCCCCCCCCCACGAATGTAACGCCACCGCCTCCGCCAAAGGTCGGATCATCCACATACAAGACCCCTACGGGCGACCCACTTGACCCACTTGCTCCGCCTCCCGGATAGGAGACTATGACACCAGATCCCAACTGCACGCTGAAGGAGGTCCAGCTCACCGACCAAGATCCGCCATAATAGGTTGTCGCCGTCAAAGTCGCCCCAGGTTGAACCGTCAATCCGGAAATCCCGGCACCAGCATAGGGCAGTTGTCCAGGCACCGTCTGGAAGCTCGCATTCGGCGCAACAGAGGCATCCGTGAATATCCCCACGCTCCTATTAAACGTGCGCAGCACTAACTGGAGTATTCCGGAGTTCTGATCCGTTCCGCTTGTAAGCGCGCCCGACCTTGACACCGGAGAAACGAAGTTACCCGAGGTTGAGTCTTCTATCTCCTGCTGAATCGGATTTGTATAGCGATCTATGATTTCCCAGTCGCCTGCAAACTCGAAAAACACAGTTGGATCGAGCGTGATGATATCGCCCACAAATTGAGCCTTCAGGGCATTGCCGTTTACATCCACACTCTCTGACCAAAGGCTGAGAGTCAGGCCAAACGGCGGCTGGTAGGGATTGCCCAAACGGCTCAGATTCCCGTCCACCTGCTGCAACAGGTTTGGGTTCAGGAAGTCCAGCCCGAGCGAGCGGTAGACCTCGTATTGCAGCAGCCTCATCGCCTGGTCATAGGTCATGTTGGCGAAATCGTAACTCACTTTGATCCGCTTCAGCCGCGTGCCGGTCGTATTTGGCGGCAACACCTGGCCCTCCGCCATCTGGTGCTGCACATGGCTGATCTCAGGCGTACGCTGGCTAAATCGCGATTGAATATATCCGAGCCACCCACCCGTGCTCGAACTAGCCACCCCGCCAGAAATGGTGCAATCCACCTCAGTAGTCGTCGGCGTTGTGGTGACGTCATAACATGCATCGAGCGTCGGATCGGCCACGCCACCTACGCTGATGATATCCGCGGGCGCACATGGGTTTGGCTGGACCGTAACCAGCTTCACATTGGTTGCTGTGCGCACCGCAGTAGCTATCTGCGCCACGGCGGGCAGCCCTAACTCAAGATAGGTTGCGATGAAGCGATTCGGAGCCTGATTCACTTCCGTCTGATCCGCCTCAATCGATCCAGGAACGAGCATCTTTCCAGCGACCGTAAAGGTCGATGCCCGCGGCTGGTCGACGAACACAAAGATCTGGCCCGCGTATTCATACCAATAGCCCCGGCAGCAGAGCAGCACCTGCTCGATCATGGCCGCCAGCGTCGAGCCGCTCGTGAACACATAACTGCCGCTGAACCGCGGCGACCCATTGGGAAGAATGTGATCGCAGAATTGCGCGGCGGCGTAGATCGAAGCCCAGTTAAAGCATCCAGCTTCGGCGGCGGTCAACGGAGTCGGCCCCAGCAGGCTTTCAATTGCATAGTCCGGCTTGATCGCGCGGCGCAGCCATAAGTCAACAAAGTGCCAGATCGGATTCGTGGTGAACCTATACGCGGTCTGGTTACCGTATTGGTCGAAGATGCGGCAGCGCATCCCGCGCCAATCCACGAGCGGCGTAAGCGATCCGCCTCCGCTCGTTGGGGGCGTCCAGCCGATTGCGTAGTAGCATCTGCGCGAGAAAGTGAGCGGGGTGACTAGGTTGGAAAAATAGGTCCACAACGAGCTTATCCCCGCCGCATTGCCTCCATCGCAGCCAGTGGAGAAAGTAAAGTAATTAAGTGTTGGCGTAGTCGCAAGGTTCGACGGCGTCACCCCCACCAGGCTCGTGCCCATCAGTGCGCCACTGGAATCGAGTGCAAACTGCAATGCGCTGTCGATCCACAACGCGTCGCAGCCATCAAGTTCACCCTCGCCCAGGTCCCACATGCCTATCTGCATGCCCGCTGGGAACGTCCCTAGCGGGACCGCAATTGTGGGCAGCACTTCAAAGCTATTGATCTGCATGCCAGTGGCGCGAAAGAAGCCATAGGAGAGCGGCACCGGGGTGCCCATGTTCGCGGTGCCTATGTCTCCAACTGGCATCAGACCAGCCTATTCCGCACCATTTGATTGGTGCTAACACTAGCCACGCTGGGGGCCGACGTAAACACAACGTTATTCAGATAGCCAAAAAAGTGGTTCGGTATCCTGCAGGTTGCATAGGTGTTCTGGCAGGGGTTGTTCGTCGTGTCGCCGCATGCAAGGCTCGCATAGAGCCACTGGCAGGTCTCTGAAACCTCGTAAGGGTTGCCGTCGTAGTCGTTCGAATTGAAGAGCCCATTGGCGCCGAAGTTGATCTCTATCTCGCTCACAGAAATTATGGTCAACCGCCCGTGCTGCTCAAATTCCGTCTGCTGCGCAAGTGGATTCCATTCCCTGAAGGCAAACCACGCGCCCTCAAACGCCGTGCCCACAATCATGCCGGCCGTATCGCGCTGCAGCGTGTTGCCACTTACGTCCTGCACAACGATGTTGGCCTGGTAACTCTGCTGCGATCGCGTGTGGTGAAACTCCGTTCCGCTCAGCAGCCACGGATAGTAGTGCGTGTCATAATTCGCAGGCTGAAAGGCCTGCCCTGCAAGCCATGCCGGATGCGTGCCCGTCTTCACCGGCGTCGCCGTGATCGGCGTATTGCCCCAGTGGTAGCTCGTTCCGTCCAGGCAAAGCACGTCCAGCAGGCAGATCGGCGCAGGCCCGCTCCGCGCGGACATGATCTGGATCAGCTCGGAAGTGAATCCTGGCAGCGGCATCTAGCGCATCACCTGCAGTGCGTCGAAAACAACTGAATATCCCGTGCTGGCGGAGTCTTTAGCATGCAGCGGTTGCAGCGTAAGTGTGTGCAGCCCAAGCGGCACGTTTTGCACCGTCAGCAGAGAGCTCGATGGCTGCGCGCTAGAGGAAAAAAAGTCCACCGTTCCAACCGCGACGGTATCCAGCAACACAGTTGCCTGCCCGTACGCAGGCCCGGTGGGCGCCCAGAGCTGGAACCCATAGCCCTGGTAGACATACCCCGCCGCGTCTGTCGTCACCGTGCCGCCGTTCACAAAGCATTGAGCGCTCAGCGCCCCAGCAATCGTTGCCAAAGTCCATGTACCGCTTACGGCGGCCACCATGCGATCGCCGAAATCGTTCAGCGTGAGCATCCAAACGGCGTCGTCGGCCCAGTCACTTGGGTAGTTGATCATCGGCGAAAGCGGTATCTCGTCGAAGAGCACACCCTGGACCGTCCAATGGTTATTGGACGTCGGCACCGGCTCAACTGGGCTCGAGAATCGGCCGGTATACATACGTCCTCCACCCTCATAATCGACCAGCGTGAACAGGCCGCCGCGGTAGCTCTCGTAATACCATTTCAGCTTGCGTGCGTCCGAAGCGAGCTTGTCAGCCCAATTCAAGCTGAACTGATGCCCCACATCCATAATGTCGCGGAAGTAAGGCGGTCCCTGGTTCGCCTTCGAGACCAGGTGCGTCACCGGCCGCTTCTTCTGAAATCCGTAATCCGGATTCAGCGGGTGCGTCGGCGTCGGATTGAGTATGTCGGTATAAGGCATCTATCGTCCCACTCCGCTGTATTGCGTTTGTGCCTGGTTCATCGCGCTGACCAGCGCCCGGCCACCGCCAGCCTTGGCCCACTGCGCCACGCTCTTTGAATCCATCGCCTGAATCGTCAGAGTCATTCCGCCACCGCTCGCGCTTGCCGGCATGCGCGGCTGCACGGTGCTGCTGTAGCTCACATTGCCCGCGTTGATTGCGTTCAGCAGCGGTCCATGCGCCTGCGCGGCCATTGGCTGCACCACAAATTCGTTACGCATCGCGTGAATAAAACCCTCAGTGTCGCTGGTGGCCAGGTCGCCGAATCCGCCAATCGAACCGCCGCTGTGATATTGCCCCGCGCTCAGCGTCACCGCGCTACGGCCGGCCGCTTCCTGCTTCTGAATGCTCAGCAGCGCCGCGTTGATTTCCGGCTGGATATTGCTGTTGAAGTAGTTGCGCGCGCCGCTGCCCCACGTCGTCGTCGAGTTCTTTGCCGAGGTAAGCATATTGCTCAGGTCGCTCGCGATCGTGCTATAGCCACTGCGGCCGGTTTCAAAGTCCTGCATGTCTTTCGAAAGCTCCGGCTGAATTGTGTTCACATCCAGGCCCTCAGCCTGCGACTTGCCTTTGTCGCCGAAGATGCCGGCGAGCAACCCGCCAATGCCGCCCGCGATCGCGCCGATCGCGCCGCCCACCACGGTGCCAAGTCCCGGAATAACGCTGCCCAGGGCGGCGCCCATTTCCATGCCGCCCATTGCGCCGCCCACCGCGCCAGCCACCGGATTTGAATCCTGATACGCGGAGTAGATGCTGGTCGCCGCCATCAAGCCGCCGCCCACAATGCCCATTGCGGCGCCCATTCCCGCGCCACCAGGCTGCGCGCTCATAAAGCTGCCATCCGCGCTCAGCGAACCCGCCATCGGATCAGCCATCGTCTCCGGCATCGGGCTGCTCGCGCCGAGACCGGCCGCGCCGCTCGCGAAAGGCGAGGCTCCCGAACCGCCGCCGCTGCCGCTGCTCGATCCGCCCAGGCCTAATCCGCCAAAGCCCATTCCGCCACCGCCGCCGATGCCGCAACCGCCCATCGATCCAGCGGCGGACTGCAACGCGGTCGCCGCCTGCATCAGCGCCTGGCTGCCGGTGAGCAGCGTCGTCGAGCCCTGCTGAAACTGCATCATGCCGGGGTTCATTGCGCCAGCCGCGGCCGCGTGGCCACCCATGCCAAGTGCGGACTTCATCGCATCCATAGGATTAGTGCTGGTGTTCATCTCCGGCCCCATGCCGAAGAGATATTGCAGAATGCCTCCAGCCGGCGTGCTGCTCTTGAAAACCGAGAGCATCTCATTCGCCATCAACTGGAAGCCGGTCTTCATCGCAGCGTCTTCAAAGAACTTTTCCGGGTGCTCAAACATGCCCTGCAGCCCGCTGGCTATTTTATTGCGCGCGTCCTCTTCGCTTTTCTGCATCTGCACGCTAGCCAGCTGCCACGCGGCCGCCACCGCAGTCGCGCCTTCCTGCTCGGTCATGACGTGGGTCTTCACATCCTGCTGCACTTGGTGTAGCCGGTCCGCGTATTGATCCTCGATCGCCAGCATCGCCTGCTGCCACTCCGGCAACAGCTCGCGCGCGGTCTGCTGTTCTTCCTTGGTCAGCTCCTGCATCGTCTTCTGGTGCAGTTGCTGGCGCTGCCGATCGGCGTCCGCTTCCACTTGAATAGCTTGGCTATTGTAGGCATCGAGCGCCTGGCCAATATCCCCGTAATACTCAGCGTCGGCCGTCGCCATCGCATCTAATTGTTTTTTGCTCTCGGCCGCGATCCGCGCGTAGCCCTGCAACTCAAAGTCGTCGCTGCGGTTCATCGACTGCTGGATCTTCTCTTCGTAAGCCGTCTGCTCTTCAACGCCCTTCTGATAAAAGATCTGCCGCGCCGAATCGCGTTGTGAGTTGAAGTCGGTTGTTTGCGCGCTGGTCTCAGTGCCGCCAGGTCCCACAGCTTTTTTCTCGGCCGCATTGATTGAGTCGAGCTGCGTCTGCAGCTGGGCGCTCAGCAGCCGCATGCCTTTCATGCCGGCCTGGTTGGCTTCGTCGCTAAGGTGCTTCGTTTGCGTGTCGAGTTCTTCCTGCAGCTTTGCCGCCTGCATAGCGAACTTCTGTTGTACGGCAGCCGTTTCCGCCATCTCCGCCTGCTTTGAGATCTCGCCTTCCTGGAATTTACGCGTCACCGCGTCAATCTCCTGCTGTTCCTGGGCTGCGCGCAGCGCGTTGCCTTCGAGGCTTGCGTTCGTAGCTTCGTTCTGCATCTGGATGACCTGGTCGGTGTACTGACGCTGCAGCTCGATCTCCTCGGCTCGCGCCTTCGCACGCGCTGCCGAATCCGCCGTTTCACGCTCCATGTTGCCCGTGCCAGATGCGCCGATGTTGCCCCGAGCCGATTCCTGAACCTGCGTATATGCTTGCTTTTCTTTATTGATATCCAGTTGTTTTTGCAGCTCGGCCGTAATCTTCGCTTGCCCTTTCAGCGCGGAATCGCCAGCGTGTGCGGCCTCGATACCGGCCATCATCTGTTCATGGAACAGGCCATTTTGCGCGAGCGCTATTTCCTGCGCCTGTGCGGCCGATGTCGCCGACCCCTCCGCCATCTGATGGGCGACCCCGATCTTGCTTACGCCCTGGCCGAGCTGGCCGGCGTTCCCCGAAAGAAGGCCGCCGATTGCGTCGGCCCAGCCTGAATTGGAGAAGCTCTCGGCAGCATCTTTCATATCGACCATCTGCTGCTTCGCCTGTCCTAAGCGATCGACGGCCGTCTCAATCGAGTGAACATTGATGAAGTCTTTCTCTTGCATCTCCAGCTGCGCCTTATGGAATGCATCCTGGGCCGCGTTCAGCGAGACGTACTTTTCATAGGCGTTGTAGATAGACTCGCCTATGTGGATGAAGATGTCGACCGCGCCCATCGCCAGCAGCCCGCTACCCATGCCGGCAATCGCGCCGCTCAGCATCGAACTCGATGCGATCGCTTTTTCCATCGCGCGCGGAATAAAGATGCCAAGATCGTCGCGCAGCAGCCGCACATTATCGAGAGAGGTCAGCGCATGGCTCCCCACCTGGTCGAGCCCCGCAGCCGCCTCCGCGCCTCCAGCGGCACCGGCCGGGCCAATCGCTTGCAACTGCGCAACCACCTGCTGCACAGCCTCCGCCGCGTTTCCGTCCGTCACATTGATGGTGATCTGCACAACCTGCCCGGACATCTATTCGCCTCTCCGCACAAACTTCGTTCCACACTTGCAGCAGCTAACGGCAAACGGGCTGTCCTGCAGCGCCCCGCACACGCCACATGGCGGATGGTTGCGCTCAAACTCGCGCCGTGCCTGCGCCACAGCGACAAGGCCGTCCGCCTCGCTCAGTGTCCAATCCGTTGTGGCCACGCCCACTTTCTTTTGCTCCTCAAGCCACAACAGAAACTCGGCGCGCTTGTAGTAGCCGGGTGAAAGCGTCAAGGGCGGTAGCGAGCCAAACATGCGCTCGCCGCTGCCCTCGTCCGCGTCGTCCAGCGATCGCGACACACGCGACTCCACAAAGCCGCGCTCAAGCAGTTGCCCAACTACCTGGCGCAAGCCTTCGGCGTCGCGCGTGACGTCAATAGTCATTTATTCCTCTTCATCTTCTTCAATCGCCGGCGTTCCAGCGGAGAAGAGAGCCGCAATGGCCGCAACCTTATGGTAGGTGTCCATGTGCCGCGCAATCTGCTCCCGGCCAACCAGCGCCACGCCGTTCAACGCGTAGCCGGCCACACTCGCAATCAGCTCGTCATAGAGCGTTGCCAGCGTGCGCTGAGCGCCGCGGTAAATCGTCATGCCCTTGCGCGAACCGCCTACGATCTGCGCCCTGCTGTCGTCGCGGCGATAGCGCTGATATTGCTCCGCTGTTGGCGCCTCGAAGAAATGCACCAGGTTCTTGAACCTGCGCATCAAGTCTCCATCGCCCGCGCCCCACACACACCACAGCCTCACCGCCTCAGCCATCATGGGCTCCTGAAAGGCGCTCTCTGCTGCTTCCGGAACATACGCTGAGGTGAGAACGTTGGCGATCGCCAGCTGGTGAGCCAGCGGCGTGGATCCCGCGTTCGCGCCGCCCTTCAGCGACTCGCCAACCAGCTCAATGCCCGCTGCGGTGGCGTCCCAATGGTTCTCCACCTTGTTGCCTTCGCGCTTCGCCGTGGATACGATGCCGTCGAAGTATTTCAGCCACTGCGCTTCCGCAATCGGATTCACGAAGTAGGAAACGATGGCGCTGCCCTGGCGGATGGCAATCTTCCGCGGTAGAGCGAGATCGATGAATTGAAGCGTGGACATGGAAGTTCTCCTTGGGTTGTGGGTGATTGTCTTTGCCGATATGCCCAGGGTGGAGAACCCCGCCGTGCCTGAGAGCCGCGTAGTGTGCTTGCTCTCGACAGCCGCCGTAGAACGCGGCCGTTATTGCATTAGGAGGAAAAAGGCCCGAGCGCCCGGTCACTGACGCTCGGGGGAGCAAGCTTCAGGCACCGATCAGATAAGCGGTGGCCTGCGAGTTGGTGATGGCGGCCGTGAGCACTCCCGATCCGCCCTGGTTAAAGATGGTTGTCTCATCCGCTTCGATCTGCCAGATCACGTTGTTGCCGCTGGCGCCCAGCTTCGTGGTCTTCAGCTCGCAATACGGAAAGTCGAGATTCATGACAGAAGTTCCGCTGGTACCGGTGAAGTTAACTTCCTGCAGCTCGTTAGTATTGAAGATCGGCCGGATGTCTTCCGTGCTGTTGGCCGCGATAGTCGCGCTGAAGCTCACCTTGCGCAGCCCCGTCAGCGGGAATGCGCCGTAGAGTCCCAGGCCAGGCGCGGTGTGGTTCTTCACGCCAGTTGAGATCTTCACCGTGCCCTGCATGAAGCGCCCGATCTTTGAAACCGCGGCTCCATGTGTGCCCACCGAGAACACCACATCGGAGCCCAACAGATAAGCATAAGATGCAGGCAGCGCCGGCAGTGAGGAGATTGCGCCGTCCACCCAGATGCCCGTCCCTAAAAAGCTCGCTTGGATCGAGATCGGTCCGCGCGGCGGGATGGTGATGGTCAACTCCGCCAGGCCCATGTCTACGAGCGTCCAGAGCACAGCCGCGGTGTCCTGCAGGTAGATGCTGGCGGCCGGGGCCTGCACAGTGCTTTCGTCGAAGGCGATGGCATGCACATAAGGGCCGGAGCCCGTGATCACATCCTTGCCCATGGCGAATGCGAGCGCCCAGCCCATGATCCAGTCGTCCGCATCGAACTTCACGCTAAAAGCAGAATCCCACCCGGTGAGCTGGCCCTGCGTCGCAAATTCGGTGCCCTTGCCGGCCAGCGCCTTATCGCTGTAGCGCGTCTGCTTTAGCTCGCCCACCGCTTGGCCGTCAAACTTCTGCCGGCGGCTCATGCTTGCGCCCGCGATCGCGGTGTTGTAGGCGGCCTGCTTGTTCGGGCTCAGCACCAGGTTGCGTGCCGTTATCTTCTGGTACTCAAAATTGTATGGACCAGCCATCAGTCACCCTCTCCCGGCTCTTGATCGACAAGCGTCCGCAGCGGCTCAGGCAGCGCGGCAGCATCATCGTCGAGAACCTCTTCCAAAATAGGTTGCCCTTCAAACAATTCGTTCTTCAGCAAATGGTTCCACTCAAAAGCACGATCCACTTCCTGCGCCTCGCCGGCTACAAAATGGAAGTGCCGTCGTGCGTTGGCCCAGCCCACCGTGCCAGCCGCGCCAGCCATCTTCAGCCCAGCCTCGCTCAAGCGGATATTCACGAAATCAGGTCTCGGCCTGGGCATTAGTTGTCCTCGTTTCCGGCAGCCAGCGTGCCGGGGAATTGCGCGATGCCGCACACTTCGATGGTGACAATGTAGATCTGCCCCACGATGTCGTCCGGCAGCTTGTTGATGCCCTGCAAAACAACAGGCTCGGTGACTGAAGTGTCAGCCAGCGTCAACCGCGCTCCGGCTATCAGCGGAAGCACCAGGGCGATGATAGACAGTGTCGCCGTGCGCTGTGCTGCCTTGCTGGTCAAGTCCTCGGCCGCGCACCAGATCTCGAAGATGTGACTCGTGTCATAAGTGAGCCACTGATTGTCGCCCTGGTTCTTATACTCGGTGCTCACATAGCGCTGGCGTGCGCAGGGCATTTCCAGCACCAGCTGGTCATCGTCGTTGATGTCCTTGTCGCCGATCGCGCCCACATTGATATTTGTGAGGCCATTGCTCAAGGCATTCAGCAGCGCCTGTTCCACATCACCAGGCAAAACCATCGAAGCCGGCATCAGTTGGCCTCCAATCCGGAGGCACGCGCGCTCTTGCGAATCCACGCGTCGGTCATCTCCTGGATCCGCGCCGGATCTTCGGGGCGGAACACCAGGTATGGCCTGGCTGGAATGTTCTGGTGCCGGTCGTGCGCGCCAATTTTGGCCACACCGCGCTCGCTCGGCCCCACGCGCCTCATCCGCACGGTTTGCATCTTGCCGTTCTTGTTGCGGATCCGCGCTGTAACGTAGCGGCCGCCGCGCGGCCCGGTAAAGACGATGCGCTCATGCTCTCCAACCTTGACGCGCGCTTCGTCCATCTCTCTGGTGCGCGGGCCGAATGTGCCGCCGCGATCGCGCGAGCCGTATTGCTGCACGGCTGCATAGGCGAGGCCTGTGCCGATGGTCAGCACGTTGCCGTCAACCTGGGGACGAATCGAGTTGCGCAGATTGCCACTCAAGATGAGCAGCTTGTGGCCGGCTCGCTTGTAGCGCTTCTTCGTTGACTCAGCCAGGGGCGCCCACGATCCGGCGGGAACGCCTTGTTCCCGGAAGGTCAGGTAGATGCTCTTCAGCATCCCGATGCCGATGATATTCAGCAGCTCCGCCTTCGCCTGCAGGCTCAACGCGAAGCGCTGCAGCGACACCGTAACTTTCGAAGCATCGGATTCGATGACGATGCTGCCCATTACACGAACCCCTCAAGATTGCGATCGCTGAACTTTAAATGCCGGTCGCCTTCTGAAATCGTTGGGCCAGCCACCGAAGTCTGCGGCGTGTCGCCCACCGGTTGATCGAGTGAGGCGCGGCCCGCCGCCACGTCTTTCAGAAACACGATCGCATCCTCATAGCCCTGGCGGATGATCTCGCCATTCCTAGCATTACGCCGGCGCCGGAACAGCAGCCACATCGCGATATCCAGCGTTTTCCCCTTCACGTCGTCGCCGGCCTGCAGCGGCGTCTGGTAGCGGTCGCGGCAATAGCTGTCGACAATCCCAGAGGCCTCTTCCAGCGCGGCGCTCACACTCGTTGTATTGACCGTGGCAGAATTGTCGTCGCAGGTAAGCTGCACCAGCTCCGCCTGGGTAAGGCGGAGCGGCGTCAGATCGGATTGTGCGGCGTAGGCCATAATAACCCAGGTGACAGTGGACAGCTAAAAACTACTTCGCCGGCTCGATGACCTTCGACTTCAACAGCGGCGCGGCGTGTTCTTCGCTGAGCTTCACCTTATCGCCGCGACGGAATAACTTTGCCTTGGGAATCTCATCGTCGGCGTGATGCAGGTTTGAGAGAACGGTGTAGGTTCCCTTCTTTTCAGTTGCTGCGGCCATCGTCTTTCTCCTTGTTCGGATTTGTGAAAAGGGGCGCGCCGGTTATGAGCGCGCCCCTCATGGTGCAGTGCGGTTTGTATTAGCCCTCGATGGTGCCAGGGATGGCGCTCATCGGGAAGTTCGAGAGGTTGACTGCGGCCAGGATTGGAATGCCGGTCTCGACTGCTGTCACCTTCAGGCCGTAGTACCAATCCACTGACTGGATATAGGTCTTGGTATCCAGCTCGGGATCGATCCATTCCAGAACGCCATAGCCGTCGATGGTTCCCGGCGCTCCGGGCATCGCCGATCCCCCGCCGCCAGGCCCCTTGCCGCCAGCCCAGACAAATGTCTTGCCGCAGCTCACATCCTCGCGATCCGGATTCGGCTTGCTATAGCCAAGGAAAGCGTTTGCGCCCCAGATATACGACGACACGTTGTCCTGGTTCATGGTGATAGCGCTGGCCCTCACCACATTGCCTGGCTGCAAGCCAAACGCACTCGCCATCTGATCGAGCGATATGTTGCCGCTTGGATTGGTGAACTTGAAACGCTCGATCAAATCAGGATGGTTTTCCAGTGCCTGCGCGACTGGATCGCTCAAGATCAGCACCATAAGGTTGTCGGGCACTGCGGCTTGGCGCAGGATCGCCTTATAAGCGGTCATCGCCACGACTGGATGCGAGGTAACGTTGGCTTCCGTGTCGTTTGCCGGCGTTGTGATGTAGCTATCCCACTGCGCGCCGCCGC